TTGAAAACCGTGCTACCGAGTATGCTAAGGCTAGTACACAAGGAAATTGGCAGGACATATTTAAATGAGTGGTGCAACAATTACAATCGATGGCATTGAGTACAATACAGCCGACTTTAACAAAGACCAACAATTATTACACCATGCTATAAATTACTGTGATGCAAAATTAGCAGAAACAGATAATCAACTTGCAGCATTAAAGACAGCAAGACAAGCATATGTTAATGATTTAGGCAATAGTTTAAAAGAAGAATAGTGGTTATATACATAGGATATGATTCTACTCAACACGAAGCATACGCAGTATGTAAGGCTTCTATTGAAAGATTTAACAAGAGTCATACTATAAGACCACTGGTGCTCAGTGAACTGAAAGCTGAAGGTATTTACAAGAGACCGTTCCAAAATGAAAGTACAGAATTTGCTTTTACACGGTTTCTTGTGCCTCACCTTTCTATGTATCAGGGATATGCACTATTTTGTGATAGCGACTTTTTATGGAAGTGCGACCCACAAGAATTACTAGAGTATACACATGATAGTAAATCTGTTTACTGTGTCCAACATCCTACCTTTTTATGCCCATCTATAAAGATGAATAATAAAGTAAACTTATCTTACCCTAGAAAATATTGGTCATCACTAATGTTATTTGATAATGGTAGATGTAGTAAACTTACACAAGAGTATGTAAACCACGCCCCAGCGGGTGCTTTGCATGAAATGGAATGGGCAGATTCAATTGGTAGTTTACCTGCAGAATATAATGCTATGGTAAATTACTATCAATTTCCACATCCAAAGGCAGTTCACTTTACTGACGGCGGACCGTGGCACGATATTCACGACAACATAGGATATTCAAACGAATGGAAGAAAATTTACGAAAAATTACTGAAGGAAAGCATATTGTCTTAGTTGGCAACTCTGTTGAAATTTTGCAACATGACCTTGCTGACTATATAGAAAGTTTTGATACAGTAGTGCGATTTGGAAATGGTATTCCAACTTCTGATAATTGGGATAGTATTGGGAAGCGTACGGATATCTGGGTCACTGGTTTTCTAAGATACAACAAACGAAGATATTATCCTAAGAACATTCCTGTTCTATTTAATCGTTCGCGTATACACCTTGATAAGCAACCAAATCATTATCCTGACTTTGAGGTTATTGAAATGTTTTCGGACAAAGAGATGTTAAACATATTCGATTTAGTGGGAGCTAAAAACGGTGAGACTGATGGACAACGCCCTTCAGCAGGGTTTGTTACAATTCAATACTTTTTACAGAAAATAAAATTTTCTTCTCTTACTCTCATAGGGTTTGACTTTTTCTCTAAAGCACTTTCAATTACTGCTGGACAGGCGAACCCCCATAGTTGGCACATTCCAATGAACTCTCAAACATACAATCCCCATGCTCTAAAAGAGAAGGAGATTGTAGTTGATTTATATGATAGGGGAATAATTGATTGGAAAATATTGTCAGACTTAAAACAAGGTAACTTAGACCTTTCCTAGTATAAATCCTCTTTCAATAAGTTTTCCTGCGATTGATTTTTGTTTTGCAGATTTCTGTAATAAACACTCATTAAATTTTGAGTTTCTAAAGTTCAATGGTATGCTATCTATAAGAGAAGTATAACAATCCCAAGGAACAGCTAATTGAACACCAGTGCTTAAATCTAAGTAGTCTGCAGCTAAGTACTTATGCTGTACATCTATACTCCAAGACTTTCTCAACATGACATTGTAATCTAATAATTCTTTGGCTGCTACTGCATCTCTTTCGATAAGATTGTCTACTTTACCATTTACATAAATTGGTGAGTAAGAATGTTTGTAGAAACTTAGTGCCTCAAAGAAAGCTAAATCATTTGTAGCTAGTAGTTGAGTATCAATGTAAGGTCTTTTGCCTTCGTTTGGTGGATCGACTTGTCTAGTAAAAAATAGGTCTCTGTTTTCAAATTCTGATAATCTATCATAATTTAATAATACAATACTCTTATCAACATACGGCATACCTTGGTGAGTTTGTCGTGGTATACCAAGCACATCGTAGTAGTGACCTATTTGAGGATGTTTATCAAAAACTAAATCTCTGCTTAAGAATGAAATTGATGATTTGAAAAATTCTGCAGGTGGTATATCACCACTATCTATTGCGCGATTGAATATTCTATTTCCATCCCATACTATCATTCGTTTGGCAAGACCACCTTTGTCTTTCCAGTATTCTTTTAAGAAAAATGTCATTCTGGATATATCTTCTTCTCTCCACCATGCTTCATAAACTTTTACATTTTGAAAATTATTTACAATCCAGTCTACTTCTTGAACATTCCAATCGTTCTTATGGATGAACAAATGCAGACGAAATCCGTCTTTATCAAGTAAAGAAGCAAGAGTAAACATACTCCAGTCTTTTTTATATTTTGTTACTAGTTCTATCATCCGTCTATTACCTTAAATTCCCAAAAATTATTGAGATACATTTCTAATCTTGTCTCAGCGTCTTTATCAAAACTAAAGAGTATTCCTGAGTTCTTTGCTGAAAATATTTTCTTCAGCGATTCTTTTGCATTTGTATTTGCCACTGCGCCATAAAAACTTTCATAAGTCCAAAGATTCTTTTCTCTATCTTCTTTCGCATGTGACACCATTCTTAATTCTTTATCTAGCATAAGTGCCATAAGACCCATCTCACTATTTTGCATAGTAGCAACTGACTTACAATTTGCTAGAAGTTCAAAACCTCCAACTTTTTTATCGAGTACAGTATTTTCTCCGTAATCTTTTTTAAGTTTTGCTATCCATACCTTTTGAGTGATTGGGTGAGGTTTGATTACAAATCCTTCCTCTACACATTGTCTCACTCTTGCCCAATGTACTGTTTTACCTTTATGTAGTATATTAGTACCTGGCAAAAATATCACTTTATCATGATATTCTAAGTTTGTACCTAGAGTATATTTATTGTGAAAGTTGTTTACAATTTTGTTACATCTTTCTTCATCTATCTCTAAGTCTGGGTTAAGTACGATACTTCGCATTAATCTATCATTAATTTTTATACTAGGTACTCTTACATATATACCATTACCTAGAAAGTCTGTATACAACCATTTATGAACAGTTTTTATAGCATTTGTATTAAACCAAATATCGTATTCAAAAGGAGTACCTCTATATTGTTTTGGTATAATTCTTTCTCTAAAGTCTGCCAAACTATTTAAATCATTAGTAGGTCTGTAAGCAGACCCTGACTTCATAAAATGAGTTGGTATATCTCCTAGTTGCTCATTTATAGATAGTGCTTCTAATTTATTCTTCGGTTTTACCACGCTTTAACTCAAATATTTCTCGTTCCATTATTCTCATTCTTTTTTCTGATTCTTCAATTGAATCATATAAAGCGCTCATCATACTTTCCATTTTTCTATTTAGATACTCTGGTGTTATATTTGTTTGTTTTTTAAATCCATGTTCTGGTTTACTCATTCTTTAACTGCTCTCACTCCATTTTGAGCCATCCCAGAATGAGAATCCATAGTCTTCGAGGCTAGAAACTTCTGTATCAAATAGAGTTCCCGCCTGGGAGGCTGTTGTTCTTTCGAATACAACGGTAGCTGTATTAAATACCGTTGTTGTTAAATGATCTGTACTAATTGTGGTATCAGTAGCCCTCGTTGTATTGAAGGTTGTAGTTGTAGTTTTATCTGTACCAAATGTTGTTGTTCTGCTTGTTTCAAATGTAGAAGTCGTATCAAATGCAGTTGTTCTTGAAGTTTCTGTACTTCTTGAAGATGCTGTACTTCTACTTGAAGCAGTAGATTGTGAAGTAGCAAATGTAGTTGTTGTAGACCTACTTGATGCTGTACTTCTACTTGTAATTGTTCCCTGTGATGTTGCAAATACAGTTGTTGTTGTTCTACTTGATGCAGTGCTTCTGCTTGATGCTGTATTTCTGCTAGTTGCAAATGTTGATGTAGTATCTCTACTTGATGCAGTACTTCTACTTGTAATTGTTCCTTGTGAAGTAGCAAATGTAGTTGTTGTTGTTCTACTTGTACCTGTTGACCTACTACTTATCTTACTTGTAATATATGCAGTCTCATAACTTGTTGATTGTGAAGTATTATCTACATATGCAGTTGCAGTTGTAAATGTTGTAATTCTTGAAGTAGACTGTGAAGTATTAGTATTTCTTGCTGTATTTGATAGTCTTACAGTATTATAACTTGTTGACTGTGATGTATTAGTTGACTGCGAAGTATTTGTAGATTGAGTTGTATTTGTACTTCTAGCAGTATTAGAAAGTCTTACTGTGTTATAGCTTGTTGACTGCGAAGTATTTGTGTTTCTTGCTGTATTCGACAGTCTTACTGTATTGTAAGAAGTAGACTGTGAAGTATTAGTATTTCTTGCTGTATTTGTAGCCTGTGTAGTAGTATACGAAGTAGACTGTGAGGTAGCAGTAGTTCTAGAAGTATTTGTAGCTTGTGATGTATTATATGAAGTAGAGTTTGTAAATCCAGTTGACCTACTTGTATTTGTAGCTTGTGATGTATTTGT